CAACAAATACAAATATATTAGAATTCGAATTGAATCCTTTATACACAAGTGACCCAAATTGGAAATTAAACTCATTTTTTATATATAGTACTGATTTAGTAATGGAAGTTCAAAGTAATCAATCTACGACAACAAATTGGGTAGTTGCTATAGAAAGTATATCAGTATAAATGAGTTTTCAAAATATATTCTCTATCTATAAATATAATAGATGTCAAACGAAATTTTTATTTCTAAAAATTCATCTTTTACATTAAATCAAAAAACATTAATAAATCCAATAGATTTAGGTACAAGAATAAAATCTGGATATGTTAATGATAAAATTACTATTATTAAAAAAAATACAATAGAAATAAATGATTCGAGTAATGATTTTATTATTAAAAATCAAGCAACAAATTATATTAATATCGACACTAATAATAATACTGTAAATATAAATGTTCCATTAAAAATAACAACATTAATTTCAAACGATAATAAATTAATTAGTGATGTAAATGGAAATAATTTTTTAGGTTACAATAATTTAAATTTTTTAAATGATACATTTAAATTTTCAGATAATTCAAATAATTTATATTTTCAACTTAATAAATCAAATGAAAGTATAGATATTTCAGCGAATATTTGTATAGTTAATAAAGAATTAAGTATTATTGATACTAATAATGAAAAATATATAGAATTTGATACTTCTAATCATTTAATTAATATATATAAACCATTAAATGTAGACAAAATAACTTTTTCAGAACAAGAATTATTAATAAAAGATTCATCAAATAATAATTACTTGGGATTTAATAGTTTAACAAAAGTAACTAATTTTTATCAAGAAACAAATGATACATATGCTAGCCCAATTATTAAATATAATATAATATCAGAAAATGCAAAAAATTTTGAAAAAAAATATGTAGCAAAGACAAGTATTTTAAACGGAAATGGTATTATACAATATTATTTTAAAAATGTAATAGATAATAAAAATGAACAAATAACTTTCAGAGGAAAAATTATTTCAAGAGATTTATTAAATAATAGTGCTAGTTTTATATTTGATGGATATACTAAATATATAGATTCAACAAATACAAATCATTTAGAATTTGAATTAAAAACTTTATTTGCATATAATAATCAATGGAAAGTAAATACATTTTTTATTTATAGTACAGATTTAGTAATAGAAGTTCAAAGTAATCAAAGTACTACAACAAATTGGGTTGTATCAATAGAAAGTGTTTCTGTTTAAACGCGCAACTTGTTTTCAAAATATTTTTTATAATATAAATTATTATAAATATGTCAAATCAAAATTTTGTAAATGTTCCCTTTACATTAAATCAAAAAACATTAGTAAATCCTGTAGATATTAGTGGTAATAGAATAAAATCTAGTAGTAATAAAGACCAAATAACAACTATTAAGAATAATACTATTGATATTACAGATGCATCATCTAATTTTGTTATAATAGATTCTACAACAAAATATTTAGATATTGATACATCAAATAATATAATAAGTTTTGGTGTTCCTATAAATATAAATAAAATTATTTTTTCTAATGAAGAATTAATTATACAAGATATATCTAATAATAATTATTTAGGATTTAATTCTATAACAAAAAAAATTAATTTCTATCAATCAACAAATTTAGAAGGTTCTACAGGAGAAACAGGATCAACAGGTGCTACAGGTGCTACAGGAGAAACAGGTGCTACAGGTGCTACAGGTGCTACAGGTGCTATAGGTGCTATAGGAGCAACAGGAGAAACAGGAGCAACAGGTGCTACAGGTGCTACAGGTGCTACAGGTGCTATAGGTGCTATAGGAGCAACAGGAGCAACAGGAGCAACAGGTGCTATAGGAGCAACAGGAGAAACAGGAGCAACAGGTGCTACAGGTGCTACAGGTGCTCAAGGTATTCCTGGAATTACATCTAATAGTTATTCACCTATTAATCCATCTTATTGGGCTAATACACCACCAAGTACTGTTCAAGAAGCAATTGATCGTTTGTGTTCAATACTTGGAGGTAATACACCAATTCCATAATTATATAATATAATAATTTTAAATTTATAAAATTATTATTTTATTTATTTTTGTTCATAGCATTTAGAACAAGGTAATACATTCATTTTCTTTTCATTGCCACTTAAAGGTAAGCATCTGCCATTTACATTACAAGTATTATTTTTTACTAAAGATTGTCTTTCCTTATTTAATATTTGTTCACCATTCGTTTGTAAAAAATGACGGTAACCAGCACCATCAGTAATTTCATTCATATTTCTAATAAATTGATCGAAGACATTGAATCTAACATGATTTGTAATAAATCTACCGTCAGACATTAATGGGGGGCACCCATTAGACCAATAACGATTATCCATATTATATAATATTAATTAGATATTTTTTTTTCTAAAATCTCTTCTGCCAATTCTTGCTTAGTTTTCTTTTTCGAACTTCCGTTAACCTTTTTTTCAAGACTTATACTTTCTTTTAAAGCTAAATTTTGTAATTCAGGAACTTTCATTTTTAATAATGATTGCAAGTCTACTTTAGGAGATTTGATATTATCCATCTCTATTTTTAAATCTTTTAATATCTCGTCTAATTCTTCTTTTGAACTTTTTGATTTTTCAGAATTTTTAGATATTTTTTTAGAATCTTCAATTGGTTTTTCTATTTCAGAGTCTTTACTCATAAGTTTTTCTTTTTTAGATTTTTCGCTCATAGAATCTTCGTTTTCAGAATCTTTCTTTTTTGATTTTTGTATTTCAGATTCTTCGTTCATAGAATCTTCGTTTTCAGAATCTGTCTTTTTTGATTTTTGTATTTCAGATTCTTCGCTCATAGAATCTTTATTTTCAGATTTAGATTCTTCAGATTTTTCATTTTCTTCTTCATCTTTAGCTTCTTCAGATTTTTCATTTTCTTCTTCAGATATAGATTCTTCAGGTTTTTCATTGTCTTCTTTAGCTTCTTCATTTTCTTCTTCAGAATAACTTATTTTATTAATATTTTCGACTACTGATTCACTTTGACTTTCAGATGTTTCTGAAGATGAAAGTTTAATATTAACATTTTTATTAATTAAACTGTCAGATATAGTAGTTTCCATTAAATTTTCATTATCATTTGAATAAATTTCTAAATGTTTATTTTCTGTTTCTGATTCTTTTTCAATTTTTTCAGATTCAGTATTACTTGATGATTTAATATTTTGTGTAATCATTTTATTAGGAAGTTTTAAATTAAGGTCATTATTAGGATTTACTTCTGATTTAACATCTGAATTAATATTTTGATTGATATTAGGTTTAACCTCTGATTCTAAAATTGATTTTTTTGATAATTGATTCTTTTCTTTAGGTAATTGCTTTTTTTCTGTAGGTAATTGATTCTTTTCTTTAGGTAATTGTTTTTCAAATAATTCATTTTCTTTCTCTGGATATTGAAGCGGTGGACGAGGTGGTTTACATTGTTTGTTATCTAATTTAGGAGTTTCTTCGTTATGGAATTGATTAGGATTTGTTTCTAATAAAGTTTTTAATTGATTTTCACATTGTTGAATTCTTTCTTTTTGGTAATCAATTTCTTTATACATAAAATATACAACTAATGTCAATCCAAGTAAAATTAAAAATTTAAAGTCAAATAATTTAAACATTACTTAAACTAATATATTAATTATAATTGAACCCATTTTTTAAATCAATTAATTTAATATCAATTAATTTAATATTTTTTTATCTAATTTGATATAATATGATAACATCTGTAAAATTAGAAAATGTTAAAAATAATTTATTTTTTGTGGCAAATTTAATGATATTTTCAAGTTTAATTAATTATTATTTAGTAGGTACAGAAATGTTTACATCAAAATGGTTATATTCATCTTTTGCAATTGCGTTTTCATATGTAATTTATTCACTATTAGCAGAAAGTTGGGTATCATTTAAAGATGAAGATATTAGAATTAAAAAAGGAAAAGAAGATATGATTAGATATATGTCAATTTATACTGTGTATGAAGCATTAATTGTTTTTATAGAAGAAGGTGTTATTGAATTATCACTTTTATGGGCATCTAAAACATTTTTTACTGTAACTGGATATGTTATATTTGATTATATGTTTTCTGATTTAATATTGAATTTAAGTAATTATCATATATTAGCATTTGATTTGGCAAAAATTATAGTAGCTGAATGTTTAGGATTATTCATTATTTTTGAAAGTTTTAATTTTATAAAGGCTTCTGATTTGATTGCATATTTATTTAGTTATATTATTTGGACTCTTTTTACTAAAAAATTAATTCCAAATAATTAATTTTAAATAATTAGTCTAAAAAACGAATTGAAAAATAATTTAAAACCTAATTGATATTAAAATATAAATGACTGGAGGTTTGATTCAATTAGTTTCTTCAGGGAAACAAGATGGATATTTAACTTATAATCCCCAAATTACTTTCTTTAGAAAAGTTTATAGAAGACATACAATATTTGGAATAGAATTTATAGTTAATTTACCAGATCAACAACCTGCTTACGATAATAGAGTATCTTTTATTTTAAATAATATTTCGGATTTAATTTCAAAATGTTATATTCAAATAAATATACCTCAATTATCATTTGTTGAGAATAGTATAGTTACTAGATTAAAACAAACACAATTAGCTAACTATCAAAAAGATATTATTAAATGGTCTACATTATACAATAATTTAAAGGCTTATTGTTCTATTGAAATGTTATTATATCAAAATTTGAACAATTTATTACAATCAATAAATATTACATTACAACTATTAAAACAAAATGTAATAAAATTTAATGCAAAATATAAAAAACAAAAAGATGCAATAACAAATTTAATTGCTGATAATATATTTAACCAAATTGATTTAACAGGTTATATTTTACAATTAAATTTAATGATAGTTTCTGATGATTATGAAAATTATAATCCATTAATTGAGATAAAAATATCAACATTAATGAATAACATTACAAAATATTATAATAATATGATACAAAATTTAAATTATTATTATACAAATAATGTTTATAGTACTAATAATTATAATAATTTAAATAATAAAAGTGTTCCTTTTGCTTGGGTAGAATATTTAGCACACGCTTATTTTACAGAAATAGAAGTTGAAATCGGTGGACAAGTTGTTGAACAATATAGTTTAGAGCAATCTTTTATTTATCAACAACATCACGTTAAAGAAGAAATGAGAGAAACATACAATAAAATGATTGGACAAACAGAAAACTTGTATCATTTTAATAATAACACTAAAAATGCAACAACATTAATATTACCATTAAATTTCTGGTTTTGTAAAGATATTGGTTCCGCATTACCTACTGTAGCGATGGCAAATACAAGTATAGCAGTCAATTTAAAATTAAATACTTTAAAAAATTTATTATATTTTCAAGATTGGGAAGCTGATTATAATAATTTTTTAAAAGTAACAACATATAAAGATAATACAATAAATAAAAATTTAAATTATGTTTCATATACTTATGATGAAAAAAGTACATTGATTACATATTTATGTAAAAATATTAATTATCAATTATTTGCTTTGAAATATCCATCATTATCATCACCAGATAAAAATGATTTTATTACTACAACATTACAAACTTATGGAATATTAATAAAAGGTCAATATATTATGACATTGAAAGAATGGATAAGATTTAAAACATTAAATACTTTAAATTTAGATGTATTAGACCCCGGACATAATAATAATTTTAATCAATATTACAGTTTAGTACCACTACCTTCGTTAACATTAATAACAGAATCAATTTATCTAGATGATTTGGAAAGAAATAAATTTGCTTCAACAAAATTAGAATATGTAGTTGAAATGTTTCAAGAAAATATTTATAATATTGGAAAACAAATAATTTTTAATGCTGAATTAAGTATTAGTAGTCCTATTAAAGAATTAATTTGGATAACACAACCACTTGTATTATTACAAGGTTTAAGCGAATATGGTAAAAAATATAATACAAGTTTTATATTTAATAAATTTTTTAAATATTTTTATTATACAAATTATCAAATTTCATTGAATCAGTTACAAGTTGTTAAACCTAAATTAGATAGTATTTTTTTCAATCAATTACAATCTTGGAAATATTATAATAATCAATTACCTGAAGGAGTATTTGCATATAATTTTGGATTATATCCTGAAGAAATTCAACCCTCTGGAACTTGCAATTTTTCAATGTTAAAGGGAAAATTATTAAATTTTACATTAGATAACAATTTTTTAACAGAATATTTTGATAAAACTTTTAATCCTAGCCAATTGGGGTTACAATTAAAATTTATGGCAAGAAGTTATAATTTTTTTGTTGTAGAGAAAGGACAAGCAAAAATGATATTTGCTACTAATTAGGTTATAATTTCCTCTAAGTTATAATTTCCTCTAAGTTATAATTTCTTCTTCTTCATGATCATTAGTATTATCTTCTTCAATATCAACAAAATATGGATTAATTAAATTTTCGAGTTTTAAATTAATCATATTATAGTTTTCAAATAAATCAATATTTGTAGTAATTATTTCAACTACTTTTAAATATATGGTATTAGTATATTTAATCATATCGTCATCTTCTAATTCACAAAAATCTTGATATAATAATAATTGTAAATTATTATTAACAAAAAATTTTTTACCCATAATAGTAAAAATATTTCTTAATCTATCTGCTGCTGATATTATTGTTTCTTCTTTACAATTACTTATATTTCCTTTTATAATAGGTATCATTTTAATTCCAAATGAAAGTCCACCTTTTGAAGTATCAAAATTTGATTGTACTAATGTTTTTAGAAATTGTAAATCTGTTATTTGTTCTTCAATATTTTTATTCCAAAAAGTATCATTTTCATAAGAATTAAACCAATCTTTCATTTGATTTAATATTTTAAATTTAAGTTTTAATAATTCATAAAAAGAAAGCAAAGTATTCAATGTATTGGGATGTGTTTTTGATGAAATTTTTTTACTTAATACATAAAAAGGATTGTCAATAAATATATTTAAATTATTTTTAATAATATATCTTAACATTATAGTTGTATAATTATCGTTTATTTTTTCTAATGAAGAAAAAAAGTTTTTTATTAATATTAATGGATATTTTGTATTTTTAATATTATTATCAAAATCTTCCCAATTAATTGGCATTTCAAATAGTATGCTTTAGAATAAAAAAATAAGGAAACTCAAAAATTAATAACGATTTAATGGCGATTTTCGTCCACAATTTAAACAATCAGTTTTAGTTAATTCACGAGGTTGATTACATCCAGGACATAAAAATGTACTACCTTTTAATGTTTGAGTAGTAGATAATTCTGAATTTTTTGTTGGTACAAAAGATTTCTTAAATTTTTTAAATTCTGTCGGTGATGAAGATGGAGATGGTAATGATGGTGAAGGTGATGGAGTTGGAGTTTTAGGTTTCTGTTTTTTCAACCATTTTTTATCTTCTTCAGAAAGTTCTGGTTTAGTTGAGTGAAATAAATCATTCTGATATAAACATTTATTACAAATGAAACCGTCTGTATATGAACCATCTTCCTCTGAAACAATTTTTGTACAATTACGACATACAACACGTAATTTTTCCTTATTTATTTTTTTACTACGTGCAGCGATAATTAATGATGCTATTGTTGAGCTTTGACAATATTCTAAAGCATCATTACCATTTTTATCAACAGTAGACAAATCAATATCAAAAGTTAATAAAAGTTCTACAATTGAGGAAGACCTATTATAAGAACAACAATAGTTTAATACCGAACGTCCTTCGTTACATCTTTCATTTAGGTTTGGGTTTTTTGCTAAAATTAAAGATACCATTTCAAAATCACTATTTATACAAGCAATCATTAAAAGTGATAACCCTTTCTTATTTTTAATATTAACATTTAATTCATCAATAAGTGTAGAAGCAGCAATGTGATTTGCTTCTTCTATTGATTTAATTATTTGTTCATTAATATCAATACTATTATTAGTATCAATATCTTCAATATCGATTGGTTTAAATACATTGTTGGAAGACATACTTATAGAATTTATATTTTTAATATTAAAAATATTCAATTTTTTAAAAATTTCATAATATTATAGTTTTTTAACCACTACGACAATATTTTATATTTAATATTAATGGAATTTAATATAAATTTACTAAATTTACCTAAAAAACAAAAAAATATTTATGATTTAAGTTGTTTAGATAATTTATATTGTGATGATGAAGTAGACAATATAAGAATTAAAATTATGAAAGACAAGAATTATTTAAATATTTATAAATGGACACAAACATTAAATGCTAATATAGAACCAAGTGATTTTTTTTATTATTTTAAAGATATACAATATAGAAATAGATTAAATAATCAAATAAGTATACTTAGAGAAATTATTAATGAAAATGAATGGATTGAAGAAATTAATTATAGAGGTAAACTAATTAATATAAAATTTTTATGTTTAGAATATCAATTAATAGCATATCAATTAAATTATACACAAAATACTATTTTTGAATTATTTAATTTTAAAATTAGAGAAGATAATGGTAAATATTTATTAATATTAGAAATGGCTTTTGATAAATTCAATATAGATCAGGGAAATTTATTTACTAATCAAATTTCAATGATAAATAAATTTGAAAAAGTAATAATTAATACAATAAAATTAAATAAGGAAAAATAAAAATTGTATTAAATAAAAGTTATGTTATAATTATACTAATATATGGGTGTTCCAGGTTTCTTTCTATGGTTATGGAAAAATTATAAAAAAAGCTCTTTTGTTTTGACTAAGCAAAAATTAGAGAAAAAAGAAAAGAAAAGTCAAGAAGATAATGATATAATAAATGAACTAAACAATATAGACTATTTTTTAATAGATACAAATTGTTTAATTCATCCAATGTGTTTTAAAATTTTAGCAGAAAATTCTGATTTTACGTCGCAAGACAAATTAGAATCAAAAATGATTAATAAGGTTATAGAGTATATAGAAGAATTAATGAATTACGTTAAACCTAAAAAAGGTATATATATTGCTATTGATGGTGTAGCACCTGTTGCAAAAATTAAACAACAACGGAGTCGTAGATTTAAATCAGTTCACGATAGAGATTTATGGGATAAAATAAGAAAAAAGCACGAAAAACCAATTCCAAATGCTTGGAATAATAGTGCAATTACACCAGGAACATTATTTATGGAAAAATTACATAATAAAATAATTTCTTGGTCAAAAGAACAAAAGTTACAAGTAATTTATTCATCTTGTAATACTCCGTCAGAAGGTGAACATAAATTATTACAATTTATTAGAATGAATCAAAAAGAAAATAAGAAATTTAGTTATGTATTATATGGTTTAGATGCTGATTTAATTTTCTTAGCATTAAGTGCAAATTATAATGATATATATTTATTAAGAGAAGCTAATCAAATGAATAAAAATGATCCAGATGGTTTATTAAATTATGTAAGTATAAAAATTATGAAAGAATGTATAAATCAAACAATAGAATATTATTATGATAAGAAAGTAGTAGATTTTAAAGATTTTATAAAAATGAAATTAGATAAGGATAAAATTATTGCTGATTTTATATTTTTATGTTATTTTTTGGGTAATGATTTTTTACCACATTTACCCTCATTAGATATTCATAAAGATGGTATAGAATATTTAATTGAATCATATATAAGTATATTGGATGATAGAAGAGATTATTTATTAAATAATATAGATATTAATCAAGATTTTTTAGCTTCTTTACTAAATAAATTAGCTGAAAAGGAAGAATCTATTATAAAAGGTAATTATGGTAAAAATAAAAGATTTCAAAAATGCGAATCTTCTGATCCATTTGATATTGAAATATTTAAGATTGAAAACCTTCAATTTAAGGTAGTAGATCCAATACAATTAGGTTCTGACAACCAGATAGAATGGAGAAAAAGATATTACAAACATCACTTTGGATGTGAAACTGATGAAAGTATTGAAACATTTTCTAAGAAAATTGTTAAAAATTATTTATTAGGAATAAAATGGGTAACAAAATATTATTTTGATAAATGTCCTTCTTGGAATTGGTATTTTCCTTATGAACATCCTCCGTTCTTATCTGATATAAATAAATATTTAAAAGAAAGTAAAATGGATAAAATGAAATTTATTGAAGGAGAAGCACTAAAACCATTTGTTCAATTATTATGTGTATTGCCTCAACAATCAAATTATTTAGTACCAAGTAAATTGAAAAATATAATGACAAATCAAAAATCATCATTAGCTCATTTATATCCATTAGATTTTGAACAAGATTATATAAATAAAAATAAATATTGGATGGGAATACCATTATTACCGCAATTAGAAATAGATTTGGTAAAACATATATATAATAAATATCAAGATGAATTATCAAAAGAAGATATATTTAGAAATAGATTATGTGAACCATATATTTTCAATTAAGTTTTTTTATAAACGAATAAAAAAATAATTTTTATATTAAAGAATCTTATAATTTTATTATAAAAGTTTTACTCGCATTAAATATATAGAACTATATAATTATATGGATAAAGATAAAAAGAAAAATTATAATTTAATTCCAGATAGAAAGAACACAATAACAAATATGCTAGTTGGTACGAATCTTGATTCAATTATGGATTTTAAATCAAGTAGTGAAACAAATAATTCAGATAATACAACAAAGTCAGATGATATTAGAGAATTAATGCCAAAAAGATATATTGATTTTGGAAAAGCTGTTTCTGATTTAGGCGGTAAATTACTTTATATTAAAAGTGGCTCAACTGGACACACATTTAAAGGTGTTTATCCTCCATTAGAAAATGGTAATCCCGATCCTAGAAAATCATATGCAGTAAAAATTGTAGCATATCCAAAAAAAGAAAATTATGGAGATATGTATAATATAAAACGTCCTGAAAATGCAGAATTGATGATGATAAAATTATTATCACAATTTGTTATTAATAGTGAAACTCCTCATGTTGTTTTACCAATCACAACATTTAACACATCTATAAAACCATTTTTATCATTAACAAAAAATAATATTGTTGATAGTAAAAAGTTTGAACAATTTGTTGAAAAATATGATAAAGGAGAATATTATCAAAATGTTTCTGTATTAATATCAGAGTGGGCTAACGGCGGTGATTTACTTGATTATATTAGAAAACATTATAAAACATTTAAAATAAGACATTGGCGAACAATATTTTTTCAAATATTATCTGTACTAGCAATAATTCAAGCAAAATATCCAAGTTTTAGACATAATGATTTGAAGGGTAATAATCTTTTAGTAAATTTAATTGATATGTCAAAGAAAAAATATAAGTATGTAATTAATAATCAAATTTATATAGTACCTAATATTGGATTTCAGTTAAAGCTATGGGATTTTGATTTTGCTTGTATTCCAGGTATAGTTGATAATTCTAAAGTAGATTCAGATTGGACAAATAAAATTAATATTACACCTCAACAAAATAGATATTATGATGTTCATTATTTTTTCAATACATTTACAAGAAAAGGTTTCTTTTCTGAATTTTGGACAGAAAAAGAAGTTCCAGATAAAGTAAAAGAATTTGTTAAAAGAGTTGTTCCTGAAAAATATGCAACTGGTAAATTAGTAAGTGAAAAAGGTAGAATTTTAGTTAACGATGAATATTTAATAGCAGATGAAATATTAAAAAATGATATATTCTTCAAAGTAATGAGAGAAAATATTAAAGAAAGAGACTCAGAATAATTATATATTAGTAAGATAATTATATATTAGCAAGTTCCTAATAAAACAAAAAATGCAAGAACTACAATAAATCCTATAAAATTATTATATTGATTATTTATAAAATTATTTTTTTTACTATTTAAATTTTCAAATGCAATCCTACAATTTGTATTTGAACAAAAATTATTATCATTATTTGTATAATACGAATAATAATATGGATTAATACTTTTCTCTGGATACATTTTACATATTTCCAAAACTTTTTTCAATTCCAAAGTTAAATTTTGAAGTTGACGTTTATTTGTTTTTACCATATTGTGAAAAGGATTACGTCTCGCATATGAAATAGTTAGTAAAACTATAAATATAATATTTCTAAGCATACAATTTTTTAATATCAAGTAAGATATTAAAAAATCAATTTTTTTATTGATCATTTGTTGTAATTACATCAGAAGTTGTTTCAATATCTGGAATAGTTATAGATGAATCATCATTACCAAACTTTTCAAAATTATAATCATCACTGTCGTTTAATTGTGTTTTTAATCTTTTACTATTAGTTTCACTATTTACTCTACCATAATTATCGCTTTTATAATTTTTTGAATTACCTCTTGAATCGCTTTTTTGACCTCTTCTACCGTCTTTATCATTACCTTCATAATAATGATTTACATTTGATTCTTCAGAATCTTCATAATAATGTTTTCTATCAGGTAATATATCTGTTGAGAAATGAATAGAATCAGGAATTAAACTATTTTCTGAAGCAGCAGGTGTTTCATATTCATCTGATTCAACCATTTCAAGAGGTAATGGTGCTTCTTGTTGACCTCTATGTATTAATTTAATACGAGTGAATGTAGGTGATCCAGAACGACTTGGTCCATCGTACAAATCATCTAATCTTATAAACATTTCTAAGTATAATACTAATTTACCTATTGAAATACCTTCGTACATTGCATCAACTGAAATTTTGAATGGTTTAACTTCTTTACCTTTAGGATTTTTGAAATAAATTAATTTATCTAATAATTGAATATTGCTAAATTTAAAATCTTTACATTTAAAAGATTTAATTATATGATTTCTAATAAGATCAATTTCTAATTGTGACATAGTATTTTCTTTTTGTCTTGAAGGTGTTAATTCATAGAAATTTTTATTATTAGATACTAAATTTTGTAAGAACATATATAATTGTTTCATATCTTTTGTTTCTTTATGAGGATTTATCTTTTGTTTATGATTTACATTCTCATTATAAACATATTTAAAATCAGTATCATGCATAATATCAGGAGTAGTATATCCACATTCTTTAATACCAGATATAACTAAATGTTCATCAGATGAACTAAATATTCCTCTAAAATTTTCTATTTGACCAAATAAATATGTTTTTAATAATTCATAATATTTTGTTATAATTTTTAAAATAGAGCCATTAGATAAATAATTAGCTAATAACATTAATATTAAAATTAGGATTGAGTTATTTATAAAATTTTGATCCATTTTGTTTTCAAATTAAGTTAATATAGAAAAATAATTTAAATAAATTTATTATTTAAATTTGATTTCGTTTAATAAAAAATATTTTCATTATTCTCCGCTATTATCTAAAGCTTCCATTGATTCATCAATGTCATCATTAATTTCATAATCATCAATATCCATAGATTCGAAAGCTTGTTGAGCATCATAATTGTCATCTTTTTCTTTATCTTTTTTATCATCTATTTCTTTATTATTTAATAATTCTTGATAAAATCCAACTACTTTCAAGTTTTCATCAATATATGGCGTTTCATTGATTAAAATATAATCAAATTTTCTTACTTGTGTATTAGAATAAGGTCTAAAGTATTGATTAAAAGAATATTTAATCATTTGTATAATTAAATTACATATTTCTGATTGTATTGATATTTGAGGATTAAAATCAAGTAATTTATTAAAATTATAAATTAAAAAGAAAATAAATTTGCAGTCGGAATTATTCATATTTATAAAATTAGATGTATCTAGATAATTTTTAGTAATGTTTAATTCTATATTTTCAGGAATTGCATTAACTCCTATATTATTATTTATAACTTTCCAATGTTTAAATATATGTTCGTGTGTTTCATCATCTTTAGTTTTGAAATTTTTAATTTTCTTTGTAAAATCATCAATTAAAATCTTCTCTTCACCACCATAAAAACTATGAAATTTGCCATTGTTTTTAATATTATTAATCATTGATATACTTCTTGATATAATTTGTTTTAAATTTGAAATTCTTGTTCTCAAATAATTATTAATTATAAAATTAGAATCTTCTAATATTTTCTTTGGTGTTAAACGTTGATAATTAGAATTCAAATGAAATAAATTAATATATTTATTTTCTATACCTAATAACATAATAGAATCTCTTATTGATAAATTTATTTTAATGGTAGCACTTGTTCTAGATTTTTTAAAGTCTTTATTATTTTCGGAATAACCTAAATATTGAAGAGTTATCAAGTCATAATATACATAAATATTATTTGATTTATCTTTATAATAAATAACATCAATCTTATAAAATGGATGATTCTTGTAGGTTTCAATTTTATTATCACTAGATAAAATATAAACATTTTCTTTTCTTTTATTTCCTAAATAATCGTGATCTAATATATAAAATGTTTCTTTCAAATAAATAATATTTTCTTTAATCTTAATTTTTACACCTAAAATTTTTATTAATCTATCAATAAAATCAGATACATATGAGTATAATTTATTATTCGTATTATCTGAATATTTTTTATTAAATCTCTCGATGATTAATTTTATTTTATTTTTTTCTTCTTCTTGTGCTTCTAAATATTTTTTCATTAATTTAAAAGATTCTAAATTGCTTTCATATGTTTTCTCTTCTATATTTTTCTCCATTTTATCAAGCTCTTTATCAGAATATTTTGCACTTTCTGGAACTTGTTTACATTTATTACATTTTCCATTATTATCTAACTCGTGAAATTCTCCACTGATACAATATTTTTTTGTTAGTTTATTTAAATTTATTACTCTTAATTTTTGTAAATAAACTTTATTTTCATTTTCAGAACTTGATTGATGATATAATTTAATTAATTCATTATATGATTGATTGCATAATGTACAAGTCATATCATTCTTTTCAAACTTCCATTTATGAAATTTACCATCTGGACAATTTGTTATTAAATCAAAATAATTGTTATTATTATTATTAGTATCCATATGCTCGAATTCAGATATAGTTGCATCACATCTATTTACATTTACTTGAATTAAATCTGCCATAGTTTCATTATTAGAAATATCTATAAAAATTGGTTTTTTAACTATAAATGTTATTTTTTTAGTTGTTTGATCAATATTAACTCTTTTATCTGAATTACCTTTTATTCTAATTAACAAATCTTTATCAACAAAAATAGTTTTTATTTTTTGTGTAAATCTAATTTTAATTAATTCATATAAATAATTTACTTTATTAACACTATTAACTTTATTAACACTATTTACTTTATTATTATCATCATTTTCTTTTTTACCATAATTTGCTTCTAAAATAGTATTCATCAAATCCACTATAGTATTTATTATAGTTTTTTGAGTATTAATTATTGCTAATTGTTTATTTTTTGCAATTGATTCTTTATTACTTCCTTCTGTGGTTTCATTCCATAACCAAATTCTATTATTTGTAAATACACAAGCAAAATAATAAATAGCATAACATAATAAAGGAATATTATTAATAGGTACTTTCTCTGTTTCACTTTTCAATAGTGATAAATTTTCAAATAATGGAAATCCAAATTTTTCAAAGAAAAAATAATTACATCTTTTATCATCTTTTAAATTAAGAAGTTGTCCTGGATTTAATTCTAAAATTAAAATGAATAATAAATATGCTATAACGTTATTATATTTAAGTAATTTATATTTATCTGTATCAACGGAACTTGTTAAAAAAATTTCATCTTTTAATTCAAAGAAGAATAAGTTTGTAAATTCTTTTAATATATTATATTTTTTAGTTGCTTCTTGTATTCTATCTTTTGATTGAGTTTTTAAATATTCTGTTTGTTCTTTTAAATATTCGGTATGTAATAAAATTAAATCTAATACATCTTTAATAATTAATTTTCTTTTTAATCTAATAGTAGGCGAAGTTCCAATATATACATTTAAATCACAAGAGTATGCGATTTTTTCAATATTCTTTTCTAAATTTCTTATTGTTCTCATAAACTTTGCATATTTAGGTATTTCTTCTAATTTTTGATTTACTGCAATGTTAGTAGTCATAAAAGTATCTAATTCATCTACATATGTTCCTTCATAAATAAATTTTTGTAATGATAACATTTCATCACAACTTTTACACATATAATCTCCATTTTTACTTATTTTTACATATTGTTTAGCAAAATCTACAACTAATTGAGAAAAATCTTCAGAATTTGTTTTATATAATTTATTAATATTTTTCCATTTTGAATAATGTAAACATTGTGGTTCATTATCATATTTTTCTAAAATAATTTCATCTTCTGGATTATAATTAATTAATATAACATTTTTTTTATTTTTTTCTAATTTTAGTTTTGGAAGTTCTATTATTTTTGCTCTTCTCCCAGGTATCATTTCATCAACTTCGTCGACAGTAATTGGAATTTCAATTAATTTATATAAAGTTTTTTGTATTAATTTATTTCTAATTTCTGGATTCAAATCAAAATCAAAATATTTACGACTATAACCTTTTAATATATTATTCATATTCCAAACTGTAATTTCAGGTAATTGTTCAATATATAATTCATATTTATGTTTAACTAATTCTATATATTTTTCATATAATTGTCCAATCATAATTTTAATATTATTATCATGATTATTAATATTCATATCTGTGTATTCATTTAATTTTGGAACATCTTTTTTTGTATCAAATAACCAATAATAAATATTTTTATTTTTTTTATCATCAAAACTTTTATTCATTGTTTTTAAAAATGCAGAATAACCATTTTCAGATTTTTTAACCAATGATAATACATCTTTAAAATCAGAAACTTTAAAACAATTTAAAGGTAAATTAGATGGATTAATAGCTATTCCTATTACTGCCATATCTAAACTATCATGTCCAATTCTAATTTCTAAACTATCAAATTTTTTCTTTTTAATTGATATAGAACGAATTGTATCAATTGTTTTAGCTGTTCTTAATTTAAATCCATCTTTTGAAAAATTTTTATAATTAACAAATGAATATTTTCTCATATTTTCCAATTCAATTAATAAATCTGCATCATTTGCATTTTCAGAATTTTTTAACTTTTGAACAATTTTTAATTCTTCATTTTCATTATATAAAATTACTTGTCTAGGCTCATGTGATTTATGAAACATTTTCTCTGTTTCAAGTTTAAGCTTCGAATTTTTCTCTAATACTGTTGAATAAAAATTTCTTACATTATTAAGTTTGTTTATTACATATTTAATTTTTGTAGCATCCCTTTCTTTTAAATTATCATTAATTAATGATTCTGGATCATATTTTTCATTATTATCATGATATCTTAAAAATTCTTCAGTAACTGGAATAATTACACCTTTAGAAAAAAGGAAATTTAAAAAATCTTTATTTTCTTTTACAATAAATTCCTTTTGTTCTCTCATTTCAACTAAATAATTATAAATATCATCTGCTAATCCAACTTTTAATTCTTGTAATGATAAAAATTTTTGTATTAATATAAAATCAATTAATTTTTTCTCATTAGATTTTATAATTTCTATATATATAAATTCTCCAGAATTATCAGCTTCATTTAATTCTTTAATAATATTTTCCCTGTCTTCTTTTTTATAAATTTGTCTAAGAATTAAAGTTTTAATAATATTATGAAAATTATCTTTCATTAAAAAAGATTCTATTGTTTCCTTACCTAATTCATTAACTAAATTAATTGTTGAATTATATTTTACAAGATTATTTTGTAAGAGAATAATAAATTTATCATAACTTTTACCTTCTTCATATAATTTTAATATGTTTTTAATATCATTAAATAAATAAATTAATTTTGAATTATTCTCAGAATTATAAAAATTTTGAATTTGGAACGTAGCATCTTTTTGATTTTTAGATGATTCTATTATATTTGTAATAAATAAGTCTCTGCCTCCCTTATAATGATAACCAAGTCCTAAATAAATATAATATGCAGAGTATCTTTTAATAACATCTACTAATGATTCGTAATATTGTTCGTTTTTAATTATATCAATAATCGATTTTTTTGTAATATTTTTTGATATAAAATCTTTTAATATATTTAAAATTTCTGTTTGATATTTTACAAAATTTGTATCTTTCGTTATTTTATCAAATACTTTATTTTTTTCCAAATAATCATTTAATTTATCTAATAAATCATAAAAAAAATCATCAATTTTAGTAATATACATCTCTATTATAATATTATCGATAAAAAATATTATAAAATCTTTTTTTCTAATAAACTATTTTAATTTCTAAATTATAATATATATATGTCTAATATTTTCGGTAAACAATTATTGAAAGATTTATTAAGTAATACAGCGACTACAGAAAGTAGTTTTACTTTACCAAAATATGTTACAATTAATGAAAAAAAACTTAATGATTCTATTACATCTTCGTTTGTACAAAAAGGTGGTTCTAAATATTACTCAGCTACATCTTCTATTGCACAAAAAGGTGGTTCAAATGGATTAAGTTCAGCTAAAGAAAATACTGAAGCAGAAGTTAATCAATTAATATCAATGTTAACAAGCGAATCTTCTGAAGTAAATAATAATAATTCTACAGAAACAGTAGCACTTGAGAATAAATTGAAAAATATGCTTCAAGAAGGTGGTGCTAGAAAGAAAAGAAGTCAAAGAGGTGGTGCAAATGAAGAAGTTAAACAAGCTTTAAATATATTTACTACTAATTCAGGTACAAATTCAGAATCATCTATTCTTGGTGGTATTTTACAACCAAAAGTTAATAACGATACTTCAACTGTAAATACAGTATTATCACCTAGCAAAATGTCATCTACATCAGAAGTTCCTCTTGGTCCTTCTAAACGTATAACACCTACTAAAGTAATAGATAGTGCTACTTCTTCAGCTGTTCCTGCCTCTGTTACTGATGCTACTACAAGTGAAGTAAATGCTATTTTTATGCCTGTTAATGCATCTAAAAAAGTAGTTGATTCAGTTACATCATCTATAGTACCTAATATTGCACCAAGTGATTTATCTTCAACATCTGCAAGCAAGAAAAATAATGATTTATCACCAACATCATCTCAAGTACCAAAAGCTGTAGTAGATTTATCACCTACATCATCTCCATTACCAAAAGCTGTAGCAGATTTATCACCCACATCTGTAACCTCAAATGGAAGCAGTGCTAATACAACAACATCTGTTGGAGATAGAAGTTTACTTGATGTATTAGGTGAAACTGTTACAAATGGCTTTAGAAGTTTAGGTAAAATGTTTGAAGAGGAAAAAAAACCTAATGCACCTATTAAAGGTGGTGCAAAAAAGAATTCTAAGAAAGGATCAAAGAAAGGATCAAAAAAAATTTCTAAAAGAATGAGTGGTGGTGCAAAGAAAAACTCTAAAGGTGTAAAGAAAAATTCTAAAGTTGCAAAGAAAGGAAAAGGAAGAAAATAATTAAAAAATTATAATTATAAAATTTTATTTTAATAAAATTTTATTTTAATAAATATATAAAAATTTTTTTATCGTTTAATTTAATGATAAGTAAAAAGATTTCTAAAAAAGTCAGTAAAGTTAACTCTAGTAAAATGAGTGGAGGTGCTAAAAAATCCTCCAAAAAAGCCTCCAAAAAAGCCTCCAAAAAAGCCTCCAAGAAAAGTTCAAAGAAAATGAGCGGTGGTGCCAAGAAAAGATCCAAGAAGGCTTCCAAAAAGGCCTCTAAAAAGGCTTCCAAGAAAGGCTCAAAGAAGATGAGCGGTGGTGCCAAGAAAAGATCTAAGAAGGCTTCCAAAAAGGCTTCCAAAAAGGCTTCCAAGAAAGGCTCAAAGAAGATGAGCGGTGGTGCCAAGAAAAGATCCAAAAAGGCTTCTAAGAAGGCTTCCAAAAAGGCTTCCAAGAAAGGCTCAAAGAAGATGAGAGGCGGAGCTAATGAAAATCCTAATAGTGAAAATTCTTTAGTAGGTGGTGGAAAGAAAAGATCTAAGAAGGCATCCAAGAAAGCATCCAAGAAGGCATCCAAGAAAGCATCAAAGAAAGGTTCCAAAAAAATGAGAGGAGGCGCTTCTAACAACGAAAATCCTAATAGTGAAAATTCTAATAATGAAAATTTCTTAGTAGGTGGTGGAAAAAAAAGATCTAAGAAGGCTTCCAAGAAGGCTTCTAAAAAAGGTTCCAAGAAAGGAGGTGCTTCTAACAACGAAAATTCCTTAGTAGGTGGTGGAAAAAAAAGATCTAAGAAGGCTTCCAAGAAGGCTTCCAAGAAAGGTTCTAAGAAAGGTGGTGCAGGTACAAACCCTGGTTTCCAAGCTTTCTTAGATTTAAAAAAAAAGATCGCAGCTAAATTAGGTATTCCCAACAGCCCCAAAGCTGGCAAAGTAGCTGGTGCCGTTCAAAGAGAAATCAAAGAAAAGAACGAAGGTATGGATGCAGTTGAAGTATCCAAAAAGGCCTACGAATTATTTGAATCTAATATGGAAAAATACAAAAAATTAGCTCAATAAAATAATTAGGAAAATAATAATTTTTAATAAAATTATTATTATTTTTAAGATCCAAGACTATAGGTCCATACAGTTTTTTCTAATTTTAATCTACCTTCAAAAAAATAATGATTACCAAGTAATTCAGATACTTTTAATTTATTTGATTCAAATTTTTTTACCATTTTTAATCTAATATCACTATCAAACCAACCACTAATTCTATTATAAATACCTGTTATTTCGTCTCTAGATAATTCAGCCACAACAAGTTTCTTGCTTACACCATTATATAAACATTGCATCCATTCACCAAATGTATTTCCTATAAAAGGTGTTGTTAAAACTACTGTACCACCATCCATTAATATAGCTATTTTTTTACCTCTTAGCTTTATATTTAATATTTCTGGGGATACTGCTAATTCAGTATTATAATTTTTATTTTCATACATAATAGCTTCATAAGGGTCTGATTGTATAGTCCAAGAAACTTTCGATATTAATTTATTTTTTTTATCCATTATTGTAGTCATTATATATATTATATTTACAAAAAAATATAATATTTACAATTTTTATAAAACGAACACTATTTTAATATATTAATTTCTTCACCATCTCTTAATATTTCAAGTACTTGTGCTTTTCTAACCTCAGATCTTTCTTCACTTTGTAAGAAAAATTGGTCAAATTGGTCAAATGCTTTTGAAGCACCATAATCAGCTAACCATATTCTTTTATTACAAGTATTTGATATGCCTGTTTCTACTTGTGGAGTATGACCAATAAATATTCTATCAACATTATAAATTTCTTTTAAAGGATTCATTAACATATCACATTGTTGTTGACTTTTCATTTTATTACCAAAAACTCTATTCCATAATGGAGAATAATCTGATGAATCTAATAATTCTTTTGTATCAATATTATTATTTAATTTATCCCATAAAAATAAAGACATAATTTGATTCATTTCTTGAACACCATATTTTTCAGTAATTTTAGGAACAACTCCTGCGTGAACAAATAAATTGCTTCCAATTATAAGAGATAATTGACGTGTACATCCTAAAAAATTAGCAATAGGATTACCTGGTGAAAAAGCCCAAGTTCTTGCTTCCATACCATCTTTTATAATTTTACCATCTGGTTTCTTATAATTATCAAAATCTTTAATATTTTGATATGATACATATCTCATATCACCATTTACATTCATTAATTCGTGATTGCCTATTATTGAATATACTGCACCCCCAACTTTTTGAGCTTCTTCATGAAGTTTAGTAAAATAATTTAAAATTTTTAAATCAGAAGCTTCGTCGTTTTTTGTTGCTTCTGGTAATTTACAGGGTGTTCCTGAAAATCTACATCTGTCAATTTGATCACCAACTTGTACTACTACTGTATTACCACCAATCCAATGTAAATTTTTATTTATAACACGAGCAACTACTAATGATTTTACTGTCATATCCCAATCACCGTGTAAATCACCGACTACTATAATTCTTTCTACAGCAGGGAGAACACTAGGGTATCTTTTAATATCTTCACATTTTTCTTTATAAATTAATTCCCATTGTTTTCTATCCATTATATATGTATATATTTAAATTTTAATTATTATTAAAATTTAATTATTTATATATTATTAAAAAGTAGCAAATTCACCTAAATCAAATCCAGGAACAGATACACCGTTATCAACATTATTACCACAAGAACCAGCTACAGCTACTTCAGGTTCAAAGTTTTCAATTTGATGTTTATGAGATTCATTATTAGATTTGTCTTCTACAGCAAAATCAATGTCATAGTGTGTTGCTTCAGAAAATGGTTCAACTGAACCACTGTTTTCAAAACCTGTAATTAAATCTAATAATGAAGGTTCATCATCATCATCATCATCATTTTTTTTATTTTTCTTTTTATTTTCTGGTTTTTTAACTACAATAGGAGCTTGTTTAGGTTGTGCCATTTCTACAGCAGGACGAGCCATTTGTACAACAGGCTGTGCTATTTCTGCAGCTGGGTGATTGGCACCAGGATTGTGAACAGGTTTCATTGGTTGTTGCATTACTAATTCAGGTCCGCCACCTACAGCTTTTGTCATTTCTTGTCCAATAATATTATATGTATCACCACCTAATTGTGATTTAAATACGTGTTGAGTTGCTTTAATTGCTCTTTCGTCTAAAGGGATAGCATTAGATCTTGACATTGAAGCTTCAACTAAACTGGGGTTACTAGCACGACCACTTCCAGCATAAATATGTTCTTCAGAATTAGATAAACTGTAATCTAATAAATCATCATATTTATTAGTATCTAAAGCAGGGATAGCAGCAAAGTGTTCAATGTTAGAATTTATTTTTGCTTCTACAACTTTTACAACAGCTTCTGTTGTTTCGTGTGCTGAAAGAGTTTGTAAAGTAACCAAAAGTGCTACTGCTGTAATAATTGCTACAGAAGTATCTTTAGTAGCCATATAAGCAATTAAAAACATAAATCCTAATTTAAATATAGGATTTTTAAAAATTTTAGTGACTGAAGAAGGTAAGTTGGGAGCAGCAAGAGATGCATATAAAGCCAAGAATAATCCTAAAACTACACTTGCAATTCTGTTACCATTTATAACTTGTAATCCATCGTTTACTGTTCCATTAACTTGTTTAATAACGTCCATTAATATATAATAGATTATAAAAAAATTTAAATATTTTTAATAAAATTGAAATTTAAAAGGTTAATTTAGATATTTTATATATTAATAAATGCAAAATAAATTCATTCTCTCGAAAGAAGGTTATTTAATTAATAAAAAAAATTTTGATATAGCTCAAATTAATAAAATTAAAGATGAATTGACAGTTGAACCATTTAAATTTGGAGTTAATTTTGGCGCTAAAGTTGAAGAAAACTTGTTTTTTAAAGTGTATAGAGAAGATGACAAATATTTATATATTCCTAAATATTATGGATTAGAAAAACTAGGACAACCCGCTAAAAATAAAGAATCAACTGGTTTAGCTGTTGATTTAGTTTTCAAAGGTAGTCTTCGAGAAGAACAACAAAAAATTATTAAAGAAGTTTTACCAATTTTAGAAGAAAAAGATGGAGGTTTAATATGCCTTGGATGCGGACAAGGAAAAACGGTACTTGCATTGCATCTAGCTGCACATTTTAAAGTTAAAACATTAGTAATAGTTCATAAATCATTTTTATTAAATCAATGGAAAGAAAGAATTGAACAATTCACTAATGCAAATATAGGGATTATTCAACGAGATAAAGTTGAAGTTGAAGGAAAACAAATTGTAATTGGTATGATTCAATCAATTGCTAAAGAAAAATATGATTTAGAAGTATTTAAGGATTTTGGATTAGTTATTTTTGATGAAGCACATCACGCACCTTCTAAATATTTTTCTCGCGCTCTTCCATTAATTTCTTGCAAAAAAACAGTTGCATTATCTGCAACTCCAAAGAGAGGTGATAAATTAGAAAAGGTTTTGTTTTGGTATTTTGGTCCAGTTATTTATAAAAATGTTCAAGAAGAGAATAATATAGTATTAGCTAAAATATATAAATATACAATAAAACACGAGAAATTTGTAGAAAAGAAACAAAGATTTACAGGTGAAGTAAATAGACCAGGTACAATATCAAATATAGTAACAATTGGAAGAAGAAATAAATTTATTATTGACTTGGTAGAAGAAATATTAATTGAAGAACATAGAAAAATATTAATTTTAAGTGAACGTGTAGAACATTTAGAATTATTAAAGAAAAGATTAGATGAAAGAGAATTAGTTACAACGGGTATGTATGTTGGTGGTATGAAACAAACTAAATTAGATGATTCTGCAAAATGTACAGTAATATTTGGTACTTTTCAAATGGCATCAGAAGCATTAGATATTAAAGGATTAAATACATTGGTTATGTCTACGCCTAGACGTGAAATTGAACAAACAATAGGACGTATTACAAGAGACCCAAATCCAATCATTCGTCCTCTTGTAATAGATATTACAGATAATTTAGATTCTTTTGTAAAACAAGGATATTATAGAAGAAACTTTTATAAAAAAAATGGGTTTCAGATTACTATTTCTGAAGTAGAAAATAATGAAATAAAATTCGAACAAAATTTGTGTGATGTAAAAGATAATAGTCCTATGATTATTTCAACAATTGATGAAAAAGAATTAGAGTTTATTGATTAACGTCATAATTATAAACTTTAGAAATTTGTATTAGTTTATGGTTTCTCCAACCAACTAGACCCTTTATTCCAATGGGGTACAGCTTCCCAGTAGAAATCATCATTTAGTTGTTCGTTTATAATTTCAAGCAACATATTGTATCCCCTATCTTCATTTTTTAACAATACGCTTTCTGCATACTTAATTTCACTTTTAAGTTGTTTTTTTTCTTTAGCACTGAAACCAATATTACCTAACGCAATATTTATTTCTGCCCAATTACCACTACAAGTAAAAATATTATATATAGAATTATTACTTCCAATAAACATTAAATATTTATATCAATAGTAAAAACTTAAATATTCAATTTTTTTTATAAATTGAATAAACTAGTTGTATTTAGATAAAATAAATCATAAAAAATTACTTCTTGGTAAAATTAATACCAAGAAAGTTCTTAAAACGATTAATCATTTGACCATTGTAAATAGCCTTGCCAGTCTCATAATCTGCTACAACTGATTCCTGAATCATTAGACCTTGTGCAAGTTGCTTACGATTAAGCTTCTTAGCTAGACGTGCATTAACAATCTGTTGAGATAGTTCACGGTCAATGTATCGAATCGTAGGTGTATCACTCTCTAGATTCTTAATCTGAGCAGGTTTACCTTGAATCTGAGGTTTGGTAGCAGCAGCCTTTACTGCTGTTGCTGAACGAATAATAACGGGGTCCCAATCTTGTTGCATAATATTTATATTTAATGATTTAGAAATTAAATATTCAATTTTTTATAAAAAATTGAATATTTTTTGATTTATACTAATATATAAATTTTATGCAATGCGTTCAAAATAATACTAATATTTCACATATTCGTGTTAATAATAAGATAATACAATTAATTGATATGAAATCACCTCTATTAAATTTAGAGAAATTAAATATTAGAACTAGTGATATATTATCTGAAAATAATCCATTTTATGTTCGTTCACTTATAAGAAATGAAAAAATAGAGGATTCTGTTAAAAATTATATTGAAAATAAAAAGGGTGGTTCTAAACTATTGTTAGAACTTTTAGGATTATCTATTAAGGATATTTTTATGGAAGATATGTTTACACCAACAATATATAATATTTTTGGTTGTCCGTTGTCTACTGATATTGATATTGCAATTATCGTACCACAAATTGTTGACCCAGTATTTATAGATATGTCAATTATTATGAAACAATTAGAACCCAATAATAGAGAATTAGACATTACACAAATAGTATTAGATAAACGAGGAAACTTTAGTCTATCGAGTAAGGGATCAAAAGAAACTCAAAATATGCTTTATTATACTTATAAATATCATAAGCAAACTTGTCCTCCTATTTTTACTAAACCAATTGATCATATCGAATTAATTGATAAAATCAATGCTGTATCAAAATATATACTTGATAATATTGAAGATTTTATTGGTAATGATAAGTATTTAAAATTTCGTGATACTAAAAAGATTATTTATAATCAAAAAATTAAGAGATTAGAATATACAAATAATATTTTAACTACCTTCCATATTAATGAATTAAATAGTGTTATTAAATCTACTTGTGTTAAGATTTTTCAAACTATTGTAACATTTAAAACAATGGATAGAATAGCTTATATTTATTCAAAGACTGATTTAGCAAATGAAGTTTCTAATTTATATAATCTAAATTATAATTATATAATAGCATTAATTACTAGAGGAAAATATGGTTCTTCTGATTTGATTGAAATTAATAAGATATTTAAGTTTATTGTAAATGAATATTTAGTTATGAGTAACGAAATTTTGGAAGATTTTGTTTTCTTATTAAATGATGATAGTACTATTCCTTTTAATCCGAAACCTACAAATGTACTCTTTATTGAATTCTTAAAGTCTCCTTTCAAACCAACCGATACTTTTATTCAAGAAATACAAAGAGTAAACCCAGAAAGAAATTTAAATATCCAGAATTATATTATTAATTCAAATTATGACGAAGTTAAAGAATATTTAGATTATGATTTTATTAAAAACTATTGTGAACTCGATAGTCAAAGAACTGATAAATGGTTAGAATTAATGAATTTTTATAGAACTGGTAAAAATGAAGGTATCGTACCTTTTAAGGGTATAACATATACAGAATGGATAACACATTATTATAACTTGATTAGAGGGTGTAGTTCTGAAATATTAATAAATGAATTTTGTGATTTTTCACAGGCACTAAAATTAGATTTAGTTAAATTTAATTGTGGTCTCTTAGTAGAAAAGAAAGAGAAAAATGCTAGAGCGTGTGCACCAGATTTACTTTTGATAGAAAAAAAATCTAAGAAAATTATTCCTGTTGAAATGAAAGCAATGGTTGGTAAACCTGAATATTCTGCTAACTTTGCTAGAGAAATTAAATTAGCACGATTACAATTATCAACATCAAAGAAACTATTAAATGAATTTTATTATGGATTCAGTTTAATTGTTATTATGTTTATGTATGAAGAAAATGGTTTAAAATATGATATTCGATATCATGTTTTAGACCCATAATTAGATGACATTACGTTTTATTTAATTATAAAAATAATATATTATTTTATACATATATGTAAACATATGAATACTATTAATAAAGATTTAGAAAAATATAATACATCTGAATTAATAATTGAAAATATAAAAGAATTTTCTATTAATGATTTAGGATTATATTTTAATTCTTTTGTAATTACTCGAAATTTAGCTATAAAAAATAATGATTTAGATAAAGCTAGATTAGAACAATCAAAAATATCTGCATTATTTGCTGATGGTAGATTAGATGAGTTATTTATGGAAAATGAATTTGGTTATAGTAGAATAGGCGATATTGAACAAATTATACGAGATAGAGAAGTAATTTGTCCACTAATTTTAAAA